CAGCAGTGAAATCACTAACTCGTTTTGAGTTGCTCCATAATATTAGCTATTATGGGAAGCTTCCTGGCCCTACCATTTTAGATGGTTCTTCCAGGTTGCGGCACAGTAAAATAGCTGATGATGTGGTGAACTTTTTCGTCGAAGATGTCGGCTGGTATGATTACACCGAGTATTTTCGTCCTGTTATGAGGCCTAAGAATGTTGACGGAGAGTACATATCCCCATACAACATAGCGATTCGCAAGATTGCAGCAGAGAAGAAATGCCTAAAAACAAGTATCTTGAAGAACATATCTCGACATCTCACTGAACGTTTTATTTCCATTTTAACAAAGAGAGGTGTAACGAAATTAGAGCCTTTGACATCTACTCAGGCAATAAATGGTGTTATTGAAGATGGTTATATTAGGAGAATAAACTCGTCAACTGCTGGTGGTTATGGTTATCCCGGAATTAAGAGCGCTTATTTGCCACTCCAATCAGATGATGTAACCCGCCTTATGACTGATGATCTGACCACGAATGTTATTGAGTGTCTAGATCGATACTCGAGCGGGAAATCTTGTCATGTCGTCTATAAGGCTAAACTTAAAGACGAGCCACGGACTAAAGAAAAAGTTTATACTGGGAAGACTCGAGTTTTCTTTATGTCGCCATTGGACGCTTTAATTATAAATAGGATGTTCTTGACACCTTTTTATACTTTGATGCTGGAACATGGAGACCTTTTCTGCACGGCCGTAGGAGTCGATATGTTTAAAGGAGCGGATCATCTGTATAATAGATTAGTATCATTCTCTACTAATATCCTGGAGGGAGATTATGCGGCTTACGATCAGAGTATGCCTCTAGGGGTAGGTGAAACCGTCAATAGTGTTATCATTAATGTTTTGGCACACTTCGGGTATACTGATGCTTCTTTAGATGCTGTCCGTGGCATTCTTACTGATAATCTGTTTCCCTATGTAGAAATGTTGAAAGACGTTTTCCTAGTGCCCGGACTTCAACCTTCTGGGAAGTATGCTACAGCAGAAGATAACTCTTTGAGGGGGTTAGTTCTGCTTATGTATGCTTGGATTGAAATGGGTTGTGATGAAGAATATGGAGATTTCTTCGATTTTGTCATGCCTGTGACTTACGGCGATGATGTCGTCGCTAGTTGTAAAGCGGACAATTTCAATCGCGTCACGTATCAAAAATGTGTGCGTGATGTATTTGGTATGGATTTTACGGCAGCGGATAAGTCTGCGATAGTTGAAAAATTCATAACACCCTCTCAAATGTCTTTTTTGAAAAGAACCTTTGTTTGGAGTGATACTCTAAATAGGTACGTGGTTCCTTTAGATAAAAGTTCTATCATACGCGCGCTTACTTGGGTTTTACCCTCCTCATTTCTAAGTGAGGAAGAACAAATGATCGCAACATGTTGCTCAGCGTGTTGGGAGATAGGTATAGGTTACGAATCTATTTTTGAGAGATTTCGCACAAATATTATACACATGCTTAATATTAGGTATGGTGCTCCTATTAAAATTTTGCGAAAGAAAATGCCGACATTGAGCGTAATATTGTCGATATTTACGGAATTAGATGATCCTCTGGATACTACTCCTCCTGATTTGTCATCAGAAGAAGAGAGCTTTGAATCATCTCCGCGTCATGATATCTTTTTAGAATCGGGTTTGACGTTAAATGCCCAGACAGAAACATTTAATTGGTGTAAGTTGACCAATTATCTTAATACCCGACTTGAAGAGAAAATGTTATTAGAAGAAAGGATGTTTGAAGACATGTTGTCTTTCTACACCTTTAAAATGTCCCTTTTGGGAGATTTGGAACGTCAAATTAAACGTGACGTTCACTACAGCACTGTGTTTGAAAGTGAGAAATCAGTAGGAATCGCAATGCGCACGAGCTATGTTCCCCAATCTTATAGAAATTTGATATCAGATTATTATGATGCTAAGGCGACATGTGCTAGATTGAGGAAAAGCCTAGGCAAGGAAGCTTGGACTGAATCAGGTGTTGTTTCATCTGGTACTATCCAACGTGATGTTGTGGATGGTAATCTACGTGATGTTACAGGAGAGGAGATTAAGGAAACATCAAC